AAGACTCAGATAGAATCAAAGGTCAATGACGCCGAGAAAAAACTGAAAGGTCTGTCACTTGAAGAGATCGAGAAAGGCATAGACGAAGAGATAGGTAAAGCAGAACTACAAGTAATAGAAGAGATCGAAAGCAAGATCGAAGAACTCGAAGATATCATGGAAGGTATCGCAGATCTACTCTCCCCATACTGGAAGAAAGGTCGTATAAGGGACTGGGAGAAAGAGGCAGAAGATGCCATCGAAGAATTGATACAAGAGTTTCATATCTTTATCCCTGTCAAGATCATGGAGTTGATCAACAAGATCATACCTATATCTTTCGAAGTCGATATATTGGGGTTGTCAATTGATGTCCTCAAGATTACCGACCCAGCATATCAAGAAGAGTTGATCAATCAGATATCAGGATATACAGACGAATACTTTGCCAAACTAGAACAACTAGAAGCAGACTTCAAGAGCGGTAAGTTAGAACAAGACGCATACGACAGTGCAAGAGGCATGTTGAATGACGAAGCGGCTAAAGTACTAGACGCGATTTACAAACTAGTGCCAGAAGAACTGCGGTACTATGATGGTGAGTTCGGTCTGGTCGTCAACGAGTATAAGGCGAAACTCACTTGGAAATATATCAAGGGCGAGATCATGGACTGGTGTACCATGACTCTGTTCAAGTTATTCGAAAAACTTATTGATTTGTTTGATGAGATCTGGGACGCATTAGGGTTGCCCGATCTACCGATTCCGTTATCTCTTGATATGGGAGAATGGATTCGTGCAATGGTTGATCTCGCGAAAGAAAAAATGGATCGTGAGATACAACGAATAGAAGATCAAGCGAAAGAATTGGAACAAAAGGCAGAACAATTACAAGAAGACATCGAGAACTTTGATGCGCAAGAAGAGATAAGCAAGGTCAAGCAACAGATGGTCGATGAGATCATGAACCTAAAGGTCCCACTACCTTCTCCGTTCGACATCTCACTGAAAGAGATACTAGGCGGCGACATTGATAAGACAGTGGTCTCTATCGAACAAGAGATTGACAAGTTGGTCGCCGCAGCGAAAGAGTGGAAAACGATCGTTATGAAAGAGTTGCTCTTTTTATGGGTCAAGGTAATCAAAAAGTTTTTGGACCTGATAGGTCTTGGTAAACTACTTGATTTCTTAACATTGTCTTTCTGTGATGTTCTTGAGTTATTAGGGGTGCCGACTTCATTCGATATTACTTTACCTGAATTACCTGAACCAACCTTAGAACTTTCTGTATAAATACAAATAAAAGAGTTTCACGACATGGGTAAGCAATTCTCAATTGAAGACGGCAATCTAAGTAATGCGCCAATCACCACATCGGTAAGGCGCACTAACTCAGATATAGATTGTTCGTTTGAACGAAACGTATATACGAACGACGTTCATAAGAAAACGGAAGCAGCTGCCGTTCGTCAGTCAATCAAGAACCTATTGATGACCAATCGCGGTTCGGTTCCATTTAAACCTGTATATGGCGGTAATTTAGAGTCGTTCTTGTTTCAATTAGACACAGAGATTGAAACATACGATATTGAAGAAGCCGTGAGAACTCAGATAGAACTATTTGAACCTCGTGCAGTACTCCGACGTGTGACTGCAAACATTCAAGGTGATTACAATTCAGTTTCTCTTACTATTGTCTTTCAGGTGATCAATACACCTAAAGTTGTAACGATGGAACTTGCAATATCAAGGGCGAGATAAATGACAGTCAATACAAGTGATCTAGACTTCATAAACATTAAAAGTAAGTTAAAGTCTTATTTTAAAAACACATCCGAATTCAAAGACTATGACTTCGATGCGAGTGGATTGTCTAGCATCCTAGATGTTCTTGCGTACAATACACACATTAACGCATTAATCGCCAACATGGCAATCAACGAGTCTTTTCTATCTACATCGCAACTAAGATCTTCTGCTGTTGGTCATGCTGAAGCATTAGGGTACACTCCTAGGTCTAAGTCATCATCCATAGCAGTGTTAAACGTTACAATTTCAGACCCAGGCGGGATTACAGAACAAGAGACGATTCCTGCCCGAACTCCTTTCGTCACTGCTATTGACGAAACTGCGTTTTTATTCTATACTAATCAGAATTATACTGCATTAAGAAACGAGAACGATGAGTTCGTATTCTCGGACATTAAGGTGTATGAAGGTGAAGAGCGTACAAAAACTTTCTTCGCAGATGATACCGTCGACACTGTTTTTGTTATTCCTGATGAGGACATCGATACATCAACCATGATCGTTAGTGTATTCGAAAACTCGAACGCTGATGTGTATGTACGTTATAAAAACATTTTGGATGTCGCCGCAATCACTAATGATTCACGTGTGTACATGTTACGCGAGTCACCTAACGGTGATTATGAGATGTACTTCGGTGACGGAGAACTATTGGGAAATAGACCTCAGACAGGTAATGTGATTGAGGTCAGTTACATTTCTACTTCAAAAACGGACGCTAACGGCGCGGCAGTATTCAGAACCAACCTGTTCGGTGGGCAAGACGTAACAATCTCAACAGTAATGCCTTCTGCTGGAGGGTCAGAAAAAGAATCTATCGATCAAATTAAGATCAACGCACCACGTGCGTTTGCGGCGCAGCAACGATTGGTTACTGCGGACGACTACACTGCCATGATCGAAAGTAACTATGGTCAGTATGTTAGAGATGTGATCTCTTGGGGTGGCAACGATAACGTACCGCCTAAGTTTGGGTCGGTCTTCGTTGCGCTTAATTTCCAACCTGGATATTCGGATTCAGTAAAAGAAGAAGTTAAGACTTTGATCCGTGAGAACCTCACAGACTTCCGATCCATTATGTCTATCGAGACTGAATTCGTAGATCCAGAGATCGTCTACCTTAAGTTGATGACATCCTTCAATATAGATTCTACACTTTCAACGACAAATTCTGAATCGTACCGACAACAAATTAAAGAACTAATCTCTAACTACTTCTTGAATGAGATGGATGAGTTTGGATCTATCTTTCGTCGATCAAACCTATTGAGTCTTATTGACGATTCAAGCCCAGCGATACTGAACTCTAAGATGACCGTCAGTGCACTACGTCAGATAAACATACGACCGTTCTTCGATGAAGTTGATGCATACCATCAAACGAAGGGTACGACACCACCAGACTTCATTGAACAAGACATTACAGTCAACTTCCCGTTCTTGCTCGCGACACCTGATAATGACGATCATGTTATTGTAACATCTCCTTTCAGATATTACAACCAAAACGCAGTAATTAAAAACAAACTGGGTTCGCTTACCCTACAAGTTATGGACACGAGTGGCAATGTATTGGTGTCTAATGTAGGTGACTATCAACCTGCAGATGGTACAGTCAACTTCAGATCATGGCGCATGGAGAGAGAAACAAACGACATTATCAAAGTAAATGCGACTCCTGCGAATCAGAGTACGATTATGCCTCTGAGAAACTACTTGTTTGAACTGGACGATGATTCCATCGTAAATGTCAATGTAGAGCGAGACGGAACTAAGGTCCTATTGTAATGCAACGAGCGAATGTCAAACTACATAATAGTCAGGTATCAGAATTACTGCCTGACTTTTTTGATTCTGAGTATCCTTTACTAGTCAAGTTTCTAGAGAGGTACTACGCGTATACGAAAGAAGACGATTCTATTTCGTATGAAGCAAAGATCAAAGAGTTGTTTGACCTTCGTGACATCACTACAACAGAACTAGACGCATTAGACTATTTACTAAGAGAGATCGGCAATGGTGTCGATCATACAATATTCCCAGAAGAGATTCGCGAAGAACGTGCGAGACTCTCTGCAAGACTTTTAGCAAATTTCTATCGTACTAAGGGTACACAGAATTCTGCTGAACAATTTTTCAAGATGTTCTTTAATGAAGATGTTGAAGTCTTTTATCCGAAAGAGAACATCTTCTACTTAAACGACAAACCAGGAAATTCGTTGATCGGACCTGAGTCTGTCAAGTTTATCACAGACAACCGCAGATATCAAATCTTTTCAATTCTTTTGAAAACAGGTTTGTCTTCTGCCGACTACGACTCTCTCTATAAGAAGTTCGTACACCCTGCAGGATTCTATCTTGCTGCGGATGTTGCGACAAAGGGTGTCGGGAAGTTTGATACTGTAGGTGAAGGTACAGATCCATTAGAGACTCCGTACCTGTTCCTTGAGACAGAGGCACATGCCTCAACTACACCGCAGTATGACTTGATGACGATGCGAGAGACTGATCCAGCGGACGAGCCTTTCATTCTAAGTTCAGAAGTAACGCTGCGGTTGTTTGAGGGTATGACGCTGCAAAGAATGAATGACTTGTATGGCACCCTTGCTGCAGCACAAGCGCCAGGATCCTGCTTGGTAGGACAAGACGATATATACCTATCAGATGTGTTTGATTGTAAAGATGCTGACTTTGCAGAAACTACAATCGATGTAAGTCTTATTGACAGATCGAGAGTTGGAAGAGTTCAGCCAGATCCAGTGCCGGACCCTGTAGACCCTGTAGACAAACAAGACCAAGAACTAGGGTTCAATGTATTCTTCGGCACCACAAGAATTGAAACAATAAAACTAGGCGAAGAAAACATAACGTTTATAGAATATAGTAACGATCAAATAATCGTAGGAAACTAACATGAGTATTATAGATCAAAACTCAGGTGAGGCAATCAACGTATGGGTTGGTACACAGTCTGAGTATGATGCGATAACATCGAAAGATGAAAACACATTGTATTTCATCAAAGATCTCGATGGTGGCATTATTGTAGATCCACCAGGACCAGAACCCGAACCTGAACCACAACCAGAGCCAGAACCAGAACCTGAGCCAGAACCGGAACCAGAACCTCAACCAGAACCAGAACCAGAACCTCAACCAGAACCGGAACCAGTAGACGACAATTTTATTATCGTCAAGAGAAAAGGGTCAATGACAACAACAATTCCATGGACGACGGTTTCTGTTGTAGACATTTATAAAGAGTCTGATATTCAGGCAGGTGACGAAGGCACTCTATACGATCACGCAATATACAAACCTTCGTACTCTTTGATCTCTCCTAAGTGGACA